GTGCATGGGAAATCCCGTGAGCAATTATATATTATAGATGAAGATGGCGATTACTATCCAGGTCCAGAGTTGCGAGCTGCTGCAGAGGAGATTGAATAAATGATCAAATCTAAAGCAGTCCCGCCACTGGTGTGTACTGAAGTGCTTAAATTTGAGTTGAAGGAAAAAGGCAAGTTTCCACGTTGTTTTTTAGCATGTGGTCCTGAACACATTCGGTGGACCAAAAAGGTCATTGGATATGCTTTAGGCTTAATGAAGAAACACGTGGCTGGTTCAACATGTTGCGTGGGTATTAATCCACATTCACATGATTGGAATCTGCTATATCAATCTCTAATATCACCAGCAGGGGCGGATACACTGTTTGTTGGTGGGGATTTAACTAACTGCGATTTATCCTGTCACCCGTGTTTTATCCCGTTTATGATAGAGTTTTTCAACCAATTTTATAGATATCCAAAGGGTACATTTGATTATGATGAATTGGTCGCATGTTGCAGATCTATATGTTATCAAATCAGAGTGCGTGGCTCACGGTATTTTGAAATTTACCGGGGTCATCCTTCTGGACACTATTTAACTACTTTATTTAACTCTTTAGTAAACTTTTGTGTACACCGATATGTGTACATGACTCACGTGGATGAAAAGTTGTACCCTTGGGCAGAGAATGTATCTCTCAAGGTGTATGGCGATGATTCGCTGGCTGGGGTCCACCCCAGAGTTTCAAAATGGTTTAATATGAGGACTATACAGTTAGGATTTGCTGAGTTCGGTATGTTGTATACTGATCCAGACAAACAAGCTGTTGTCCCCCTCTTCCTGGAGCGAGAAAAGATATCTTTTCTTGGAAGAGGGATAATAAACACACCTACTGTGTGTTTAGCTCCACTTAATAAAGAAGCTATCTACGGCATGATGCTATATGTGCGTGTTGAAGATCGGCGGGTTGATGAGGCACTTGATGACAACATCAGGTGTGCTCTTATGGAAATGTACCATCATGGTAGGGATGAGTTTGAGAAATTCAAGCTTAAACTGTATCTTGATGGTAAAGAGCGAGGGTATATATCCTCCTCTATTAGTAATTTTAGCTACGAGTTCTTTGCTAGCTGGCATAGAACTAATTATGTAAAAACCAGCGATGTTTGTGAGTATCTGCATGAAGATTTTCTCACAGATTTTTTCTTTGAATAGTTTTATGTGCGTGATCTTGCATCCCCATCAAGGCGGGGGTTGTATTGCTGCACGATTTTATTTAGGGTTGTGTACCCAAGTCTACCTGAATATGTCAGACATGTGATCTTATGTCTGGCTATATATTAAATATAGATCAGTGAACATAAATTTTCTACCGCACAAGATATATACTCTAGTGCACAAAACGATTCTGAGACAGAGAATCAAGTGTTAACTACATTTGAAGAGGTCGAGGGAGGCGTCGTTATTGATGCTCCGCCCGATACAGCTGATGATCTTCTCAGAGACTCAGGGATTGATCCCCCTCTTGGAGTGCTCACTAGACCATATAAATTACATTCTTTCTTGGTCAATGGTGCAGCACCTTCATTTTATTATTACCCTTGGAACACTTTACTTACGCTTCCACGCGTTGAAGAGGTCCTCAGGAATTACGCCTATATGAGGGCTGATGTCCGCATACGTTTGTTATTGAATTGTCCCATAACTACATACGGGACTATAGCTGCTGTCCCCTTATTCGGTAATAATGAGGCCTCCTTAACTGTACGCGAATCTCTTTTGTCCCAACTGTTATCATATCCTGGTACGATTTTAGCGGATTGTTCCACGCGTGAGTCCATAGAGATGGTGATACCATATGTTTCTTTATTCGATAATTACCCGATCCATAGGGGATTTAATATGTGGAATGGAATATTCATACATGGACTTGGTATATATTCCATGCTCCCTGATGATGCTGCCCCCGGTGTTCAGATAGAGATGTATGCAAATTTTGAGAATGTAGTGCTCAATGGTCCGCAGACTTTTGTAGATGCTGCAGATGGTCATATGCACCTTGATCCTGCCCGCCGTCTCACAGCTGCTGGAGTTATTGCAACAGTAGCTACTACTATGGGGTTTTCACAGGTGGGATCTTTGATAGGTTTAGCTGGAGAAGCTGCTTCTGCTATGGGGTCAACCTCTAATATCCATCGAATATCAGATGACAATACTGGCATGGATAATAATCCCACACCTATACGCTTATTGCCCTGGGGTAATGTCTTGAGCAACAACTATACAGATACACAACAATATATGGCACCAGCTAGATATAATAGTGCTCCTAAGCAACCCCTAAATGGCCCTAACCATTCATTTAATTTTTATGATTTAATTAAGATTCCGGCATATATGGGTAATAATCCTTTTGCTGCAGGCAGTTCTTTTGCCTACACTCTTTCCCCAGACGATACGAGGGGTTATTTTAGAGATATTGTTAAATTGTTTCGGCGTTATCGTGGCTCGTACAAGCTTATGTTGCGTTTCGTCTGTAGTCCCCTTACAGTGGCACGTTTTAATATTAGTTTTGGGTGGGGGACTGTGGAAGGGAATGATACCGTAGGAGATATGTATTCATTTGTTATATCAGTACAAGGAACTCGTACAGAATTATTCCAAATACCCTACTTATCGTCCCAACATTGGATACAATCTCAAGATGTTATTCCTTTCAATGACGTTCCTTATATTTATATCACGTGTACGAATGCTGATTCTGCATCTAACATAGGGAACGCAGTTCCTTCTATAGATTTGCATGTGTGGATGGCTGCTGGTGATGATTTTGTCATGCAGCACCCCCAGTCTCCATTTTATGCAGAAGGAGGTGGTGCGTTTGCTGAGGGCCATTCCAATCTTACGCACATTTTTAGGACAGAAATTTTCCAACCAGTTACTGGTATCAAGATGGTTGCCATAGATCCCCGTGATGTGGAAGACTTGCATGAATATTTCAACAGGTATTCTTCAGCAGAACCAGGCTTATACTTGCCTACAGTTCACTTTATTCCTCCTGAGTATTATGAGTTGCAGGAATCCTCCCCTACCGAATACACGGGGGCACTGGACTGGCTTTCCTGGTATTTTGGTGTTTACACTAGTGGAGGCCGTAGGTATAAAGTTCCAATAGATGCTGACGTTGACATGGTCCTTCAGAATTCCTATTCCTTGTACAATATAGGACCTGTGTCACAGAACATTGAGTTTGAACCTACTGACGGAATTCTGCGTACGTACCAAAATTTGCAGAAGATTACGGAATTTGAAGTACCTTTTATATGTCCGTTTGGGATGTACCCCGTGTACCGTGCATCCTACCCTCCATCTAGTGAGTTTACCCATGCGGTTACTTTCAATTTGCCTGCTGTTCAAATAGCATCAGTTGTTGATAACCCCCCTGAAAACAGTGCCATTCTCGTAGCTGCAGGCCATGATTATCAATTACATATACTTCAGCCAGCAACGAGTAGTGGCCTTCAGGTGCGACTCATACCCCTTGCAGTTGTAACCAAGCTGCCCCCACGCCCACTTAATTCCTTCGAACATAAAGGATTAGGTAAGCGTAAGTGACCACTTTATGTGGAGCTGAGACCGGATCTGGGTCTAAGAGATCCCGTCTATAAAGCCGTTGTGTCAACGGAAGCCGAAGAGCCATCTCAATGAAATGTCTCAACCGCTTCTGGAACCACGAGGTGTATTTTTCTTTCTACCTCAATTGAGGCCGTTTTCCTAGCTGTTTAAACTGTGAAAACCGTTTCGAGAGAGATGAGATTTTTTTACTCCTGGGAGCGCACTCCCAAAACCCTTTATCAGCCAGACACTGTATGGTTCATTTAAGGGTAGGCGTTGGTCCGTACTTTATTGTATATACTAATTCCTTACCTTCTGTGGAACT